CAGGAGTTAGTACTGTAACTTCTACAGCAACATCTACTGGTGGTATCCAAGGAATTTCCTTCCCCGGTGCTACAAACACTTCTCAGACAATACAAGCATCACAAGTAGATTTAAATAACGGATAAAAAATGAGTAATTTACCTTCAAGAGAAATATTAGATAGTAGTCAAGATACTAAAGAATTTTTTAACAAATATTTTAATAGAACTGTAAGTTTTCCTGCTGGAGAAATTGACGCGGTAGTTGGCTTTTTTTTAAAAAACGGTTTTGATGAGTCAAGTGCTGCAAGCACTAGTATTGTTTTATTAAATCAAGCTAGGCTTGATAATATAAGCGTTTTCCAGTTAGTTGATTCTTTGGAAAAATTGTCTGAAGTTGAATTAAGTCAAGTAGTTGCTCAAATTTTAAATACCTATCGAGAAAAGACTAGCTTATTAGGTTACAGAATTGCACCACTAGAAGATAACTTTGAGTCAAGAAATATTTTAATTTAAAATGCCTAATAAATTTGCAAAAGGTAAGTTTACAATAACTAAACCAGAAAAATACGTAGGAACAAAGATGCCTATGTATAGGAGTAGTTGGGAATGGTCATTCATGAGATTTTGCGATTCTAACGACAGTGTTCAAAAATGGGCAAGTGAAGCTGTTAGTATACCTTATAGAGATCCACTAACCGGTAGACAAACAATTTATGTTCCCGATTTTTTTATTCAGTATGTAGATAAATTTAATAAAATGCATGTTGAATTAATTGAGATTAAACCAGCAAGTCAGACTATTCTAGAGCGGGTTGGCAAAAACAAATACAACCAAGCACAATACGTAAAAAATCAAGCTAAATGGGCAGCTGCTAACCTGTGGTGTAAGCAGCAAGGCATTAAGTTTAGAATTATTAACGAAAATGATTTATTTCATCAGTAATTTGAATAAGTAAAGTATGACCAAAAAACTTGAAGATTTATTAAATTTGCCAGAAAGTAAAAAAATCATCAAAGATGAAGAAAAACAACAGGCAAAAGCTGAGATTGCAAAAACACAACCGTTTTTGCGAGATATGTCTGAATTTGACAAAATTAGTGCAGCGTTGCCCCAAGTAAAGGGATTAGGCGATGCTAGTGATAAAGAATTTGACGAGCTAGCCCAACGTGCAACTGACGCTTACGACGATTTAATAGATTTAGGCATGAACGTAGAAGCTAGATATTCAGCAAGAATTTTTGAAGTAGCTGGAACCATGCTCAAAAATGCTATTGATGCTAAAGCGGCAAAAGTTGATAAAAAATTAAAAATGATAGAATTGCAACTTAAAAAACAAAAAATAGACCAAGATTCTGCAAACACAGATGACGGCAACGGAATAAATTTAAACGGCGACGGGTATATTATTGCTGACCGTAATAGTCTTATAGAAAAACTTAAAAACATGAATAAATAATATATCAGGAATACATTATGAAATCATTTAAAGAATATTTAACAGAAAGCAAGCGAGTTTACGAATTCAAAGTAAAAATTGCCGGAGACTTTGAAAAAGCCGGCGATATGATTAAATCTGCCCTAGCACCATATAAGGTAGAGAGCGTCTCTGCAGGTAAACGCTTGCCTATAGCAGAAACCCACTCAGATTTTCCAAGCATTAAAAATACAAATGTTACAATTTTTGATGTAACCACAGCTTATCCTACAAATAGCGCAACTGTCCGAGCTGCTATTGCTGAAAAATGCGGATGTACACTAAATTCCGTTAAAGTTCGCACTCCAATGGAAGAAGCAGAGATTGCAATAAATCATGCTAACGATGAAAAGTCAGGTGAAGCACTCTTAGGTAAAGATTATGACACAGCAACAGAAGGACAAAAGTTAGTTGGCGAAAAACAGACAATGAGTTTATTAAAATCTTTAACTAAAGATAAAAAAACTTTAGAACAATATAAAGGTGTAAATGATCAATTGTTTGCCGAAGTAAAAACAGAGTCTCAAGATGCTGATAAACCTAAGATGAACACAAAAAGCCCTGTTGGAAGCTCAAAAGTTAAAAAACCAACAGCTAAAACTGTCGGAGTAAAATAATATGAACTTTCAAGACTTATTAATAAAAATAAAACAACTTGACGAAATAGCACCTGCTGCCCTTGGAAATATGGCAGCTCAAGCTATGGCAAAAAAAGCAAAAGCTGGCCCGGGCTTAACACCTTCTTCTCCTGCTGATAATCCTGATAATCCATGGCAGCTTCCAGAGCCGACTAAAGAATCTGGAGACATGTTAGCTAGTGAATGCGGCGGAATGATGTCACCAATGTCTTCCCCTAAGCAAAGTGATTCAGTAACAATGAATGTTAGTATGAATGGCAGTGGAGCCGGCGGCATTAAAGATTTAATAGGAATTTTAAGAAATATTGAAAACGGTGATTCTGGCAAAGATAGCAAAGACGTTCTTGTAGGGCTTGACGCAACTGAAACATTTGCTAATGAGCCTAATACATCAGTAGCAGGCATTAACGCTGCTCATCCAAAAGGTGACGATATTAGTAGCCATGGCGGAAATGAAGTTGATGCTGTTGCCGGCGGCGGCAATCCATATACTAATGTAGACGAAAGTCTTGTTTCTCGTCTTGCAGACTTATATAACGAAGTAAAATCTAGATAACATTTAAAATGATATCAAAAAGGGGCATTTATGCCCCTTTTTTTATGTAAATAAAGTTATGGCAAAAAGTTTAGAAGGCGTACTTGTTAAAAAGGCGCATACAAAAGAAAAGTTTACAGAAGAACAAATTGAACACTTGTTAAAGTGTTCTGACCCTGTGACTGGGTATATGCACTTTGTTAAACACTTTTTTCATATACAGCATCCAACAAAGGGCAAAGTTAAATTTGAACCGTACGAGTATCAACATAGGTTATTACACAGTTATCACGACTTTCGATTTAACATAAACATGATGCCACGTCAAAGTGGTAAAACAACTTGTGCGGCAGGATACTTGTTATGGTATGCTATGTTTCAGCCTGATCAAACTATTCTAGTTGCTGCTCACAAATATACAGGCGCACAAGAAATTATGCAACGTATCCGTTATGGATACGAATTATGCCCTGATTACATAAGAGCAGGTGTAACGAGCTACAATAAAGGCTCGATTGAATTTGAAAACGGCTCACGCATTGTATCACAAACAACAACAGGCACAACGGGTCGTGGTATGTCTATATCACTATTATACTGTGACGAGTTTGCATTCGTACAACCAAACATTGCTGAAGAGTTTTGGACTTCTATTTCCCCAACACTAGCAACTGGTGGTAAGGCAATTATTACATCAACGCCAAACAGCGACGAAGATACATTTGCTACTATCTGGAAAGAAAGTCAAGATTTATTTGATACTTACGGAAACAGTAAAGACGACGGACTAGGGCGTAACGGGTTTCACGGCTTTAAAGCGGAGTGGTGGGAACATCCGGACCGAGACGAATCATGGAAAGAAACAGAGATAGGACGCATTGGCGAGGAACGATTCCGCCGTGAGTACGGATGTGAATTCTTAGTCTTTGACGAAACATTGATTAATTCGTTAAAACTAGCAGAGCTATTAGGAAGAGAACCGGTGTTTAAAATGGGCCAAGTGCGTTGGTTTAAAAAACCCGAACCAGGATTGTTGTATCTTGCTGCGCTAGATCCAAGTTTAGGTACTGGCGGAGATTTTGGCGGCATACAAGTTTTTGAATTGCCTAGTTTTACTCAGGTTGCAGAATGGCAACACAACATTACTCCAATACAACAACAAGTAAAAATATTTAGAGATGTAATAAAATATATAGAGTCAGAATGTGGATCTGAATATAATAATAACATCTATTGGAGTGTTGAAAATAACACAGTTGGTGAAGCTGCGTTAGTAGTTATTAGCGACCTAGGTGAAGAAACATTTCCCGGATTATTTGTAAGTGAGCCGCAAAGAAAAGGCCATGTAAGAAAATTTAGAAAAGGATTTAATACAACGTTTAGCAATAAAATTTCAGCATGTTCTAGACTAAAATTTTTAATTGAAGAAAATAAAATGAAAATTAATAGCAAAACACTGATAAGTGAGTTAAAAACGTATATTGCTAGCGGAGTCAGTTTTAAAGCAAAAGAAGGGCAGCATGACGACTTAGTTGCTGCACTCTTATTAGTTATTAGAATGAGTGTTATCTTAGCAGATTGGGATCCAAAGGTATTTGAATCACTAAGTTCTAATAACGATAATGACGATTGGGAAGTTCCGTTACCCATATTTGTTTCCACAAACATCTGATAAATATAGTATGAACGCTAACCTAGATATTATTGCCAAAG